TGCAATTGGTGGAGCAGCAGGTAATGCTGAGGTCTTTAGTAATACTGCTGCAAAAACAGGTTCAAGTATTATGACCGAAGAAACTGTAGCTGGGTCAAGTTCTGGTTCAGCACAATGTTTGATTGGTGTAACAACTGCGGTATCGTAATCGTAAATTAAAGGACTTTGAATAATGGCAGATAAAAAAGTAACACAGCTTACTGAGCTGACGACAACTGTTGCTGAAGATCAGTTGCTGGTTGTTGATGATCCGAATGGAACACCAGCTTCTAAGCGTATCACCATTAAAAGTATGTTTGGTACGATTCCTGCCAATACAAAGTTTACTGGTGCCAAAAACACTATCAATTCTCCAAATACTTGGTTCACAGGGAATGTATCGGTGACCGGAACTTTGTTGGCAAATACTTCAAAGATAACGGTTTCCGCTACAGCTCCCAGTTCAAATAATGCAACGACTGCAGGAATGATCAAGGGCGAATTGAAGTTTACGAACACGCATATATATCTCGCGATATCAAATGCTATGGTAAGGAGAGTTGCTCTAAGCGATTTTAGTTAAGTTCAAGGGTAGAGTGAATGTTTTTTGATAATGTTAATGACGGTAATTTTATGATGTTTGCGATTAAACATTATGACAGTCCTTCTTGTACAGGTGAAGCGGAGTTTCGTGAGGATTTAGCAAGGATACGAAGCATCGGTCGTTCATTTAGTCGGTACAAAAAGGTCGGCAAAATAAATGAACGATTGGTGCTTAATCATTTGATCGTTCTTTATAATGTGTTTGAACCTCAAGCAATGACTAAGATGTTGGCGTTTAAATTGAAGGATTATTTGGAATATTTGAAACCATTTCTAATGTTAATTAGCATGTGGCCAGAACGAATCGAAGGGGTCGGTGGGGATAATACAATTGTAGGAAGTGATATTTTTATGGATTCCAAGTTAGTCGAAAAGTTAAGGGAAATCTAATGGCAAAGGGTGTTGTAGATCTATTTCTAATTTATCAGTTTTTAAAGAGACTAGTCACACCTTTTGAAAAGTGGGATGCGTTTCAAACTGGTGTTATAGATAAAGATGGTAAGGTCATTACAAAGAAAAACGAAAGGACTTCAGAACAAGATAAGTCTTGGGGTTATTATGATCGTCTACTTGCAAACCTAAAGAAACTCCTTGGCAAAATTCCCGGAGGTAAAACTAGACTTGCCTCCTTTGCGGCAGCATTGCTTTTGCTACGAGAGCAAGATGAACGTCTGATAGATGATCCGGCATTTTTAAGCGAAGAACTACACTCTACTATGAAAGAACTCAACGAAAGTTCAAATAAAAATTATTCAGAATTCAAAACAATGATGGAAGATGCACCCGCAAACGCAACCGGAGCAGCTGTGGCAGGGACTGGTGACGACCCAGTACACTGGTCTAAACGGCAACCGAAGATAGGGCAAAAAGGAAAATTAAAAAAGTATGGTCAACATTTTGATGCTATGGCGTTTATAAAAAGACGAAAAGCGGTTCAAGCTCAAATGGCGGTGAAGGGAAAGAAATGATTAAAGTTTATATGGCGTTATTGATTATAGGAATTCTTGGTGGTGTTGGTTATGGTGGGTTTTCATACTATAAAGATACACAATCACGAATTGCTGCTTTAACTGAAAACAATGCTAAGTTAGAAGTTGCTGCTCAGCAACAGGAAGAAACAATCAATACGATGATTGAAGATCGTGCAGAATTGAACAAACTAAATAAAGGACTACAGAAGAAATTACAGACAGCTGAAAGTTATGGCGATCAATTACGTGATACTCTACGGAAACACAATTTAACCCACTTGGCAAATAAGAAACCAAGTTATATAGAACGGAAAATGCAAAATGCGACTAATAGGTTATGGGATTGTCTTGCTGACATCACTGACCCTGCTGATGACGGGGTGCAGTCGAAAACCGGAACAAAAAGTAGTAACTGTCACAAAGGTGTTAAAACAGGAAGTTCCGATAGTAGCAAGACCAAAGCAAGTCCAGCTAAATGATGTAAAAATTTATGTAGTGTCTAAGTTGAACTATGCTCAATTTGTTAAGGACTATGAAAAGAAGAATGGCGCAGATTCTTATATAGCGTTATCAGTCAAGGACTATGAAAATCTTGCTTTAAATTTTGCTGAACTGAGACGCTATATAGAACAGCAGAAACAAATTATTGTTTATTATGAACAGGCGTTGACGCCCGACAAGGGAGGAAAATAATGGCAGATAATGATGTACAAGTTCTAGTTACTGAAAAGACCTATGAAGTGAATAGAAGTGATTTTATTAACATTCAAGGTTGGGATCAAAGTAAGACTTGGTATAATACAACCGCTGGGTTTATGGACACATTAAGATTGATTCCTAGACTTTTAATGCTTGGTTATATCTACGCATTTTATATGGCAACAACTTGGTTTATGGCGTTGCCGAGTCCGACGAATGCTCAGGCAGCATTCATATCGACAATAGTTGGCGCAGGTGCTGCGTTTTTTGGTTTATATGTAGGGAGTGGGCATAAACCTACAGGAGGAAAGAAATAATGGGATCGTTCAATAATAAAATATCAGCGGAATATAATCCTCCTCGTAAGTGGATTCTGGAACGTGCGTTGAGTTATCAAAATGAAGATATAGATGTTAGTGCCTTGGAAAAAGTTGGAGTGAAATGTTCTTCTCATAAGATAACTTGTAAGAAAGATTTTGTTACAGATTTAGCTTCCGTTCCTCGTATTTGCTGGGCGTTTATTGCGCCATGGGATGTTGCTCGTGCAGCTATAATTCATGACCTTCTTTATAAACGAATTCGACAATATCGTGCAAAAATTGATGAAAAAGATCTTAATGTCAATGCTAAGATTAATAATTATAGAACAGCAAAAGTCGTAGCAGACAAGGTATTTCTAGCAGCAATGTTAGATGCAGAACCTTCTGTTCCTAAATGGAAAATTTATGCGGCATACTATGCTGTTGTTCTTTTTGGACGCTGGTCCATCATTCCGAGGGAAGGAGACTGAATGGTAGAGCTCACTGATAGCGCAAAACATTATATGAACAGCGTGAATGAAGGTGGGTATGTAACTCTTGGAGTAAAAGGTGGCGGTTGTTCAGGATTCCAATATATTTGGGGTCTTTCCAAAGAAAAAACTCATGAACGTATAAAATGGTCTGAACCCATTGATGATGTGCTATTGCTAGACCCAGTAGCAGAGATGTATGTCATTGGAAGCGTGATTGATTATGTAACAGAACTTGGGGGAAGTTTCCTCAAAGTAGTCAATCCCACAGCTACAAGCACTTGTGGATGCGGGGAAAGTTTTGGTGTGTGATGGCAGACGAAAATCTTCGTACAGATTTTGAATTATTGAAAAAAGATTTCAGTGCGCTCAATAATTTAACAGAAAGACTTGATATTGCTATAGATAAGCTGTCTGAGGTTGCAGATGGAATGAACAGAATCTTAGCTGTCCATGAACTCAAGTTAGAAAATCATGAAAAACAAATTCAATTATGGAACAGTCAATATGAAGGTCTCCATGAACGAATCAATACAAGTCGAAAAGAATTTAATGATGATTTGACTAAGGGTCGTGAAATAATCATAAACAAAATGGCAGATCTAGATTCTGCGCAAACCAAAACCCTCTCTGAAATTTCAGCAAGAGTAGACAAATTAGAAAAATGGAAATACTTAATGGTTGGCGGTGCGGTAGTCGTTGGCTTTATTATCTCAAGGATGCCAGTAATCAATAATTTGTTAAATTAGCTCTTTACAATTCATCTCAAATACTATATAATGATTCTTAATGACTCTTCAAACAGACCACAAATACGTTGGAATGATAGCAACGCGTCTTGGACAATTCAAGCGTAAGACCGATCGTCTATACAATTTCCGTTGCCCTGTGTGCGGAGACTCGCAAAAGAACAAATATAAAGCAAGAGGATATCTTTTTGAGCACAACAGCTCTTTGATATTCAAATGCCATAATTGTGATTTCAGTGCATCCTTATATAAATTGTTAGATCTTGTAGATCCTCCATTAGCAAGAGCATATAAGTTAGAAACATTTGGTGAGCGTGAGCATACATCAGCAAACAATGAACCTTTTATTATAGCGGATGATCCTCCGGTTAAACTAAAAGAAACTGTTGATATAGACCTTCCCCTTATAAGTGATCTTGCTAAGAACCATAGAGCAGTTGGGTATCTCGAGAGCAGAAAGATCCCACAAGATCGATGGAGGGATTTATATTACACAAAAAGCATGAAGAACTTGGAATACCTAAATGACCTATATAAAGGTAGATTAATTGCTGATGAACGAATAATTATTCCATTCCGAGATGACGAAGGGACTTTAATCGGAGTGACCGGAAGGTCAATGGGTAATTCAAATCTTAGATATGTCACAATAAGAACTAAGGTAGATAAACCGCTAGTCTATGGATTAAATAGATTGGACTACATGAAGCAGATTTATGTAGTTGAGGGACAATTTGACAGTATGTTCATTGATAACTGCATTGCTCCCGGAGGAACAGATTTTAATCGTGCGGTGAAGTATCTTCCGAAAGAACGAGTAACTCTTATTTTAGATAATCAACCTAGGAACAAACAGGTTGTAAAAAAGATAGAATATTTTTGTAGATATAATTATTCTATGGTAATATTTCCTTCAACATGGAAATATAAAGATATAAATGATGCAGTCGTTGATGGTATGAGTCAGTCAGAAATCATGCAGTTGCTAAATACAAACACCCACCAAGGTCTTTCTTTAAGACTAGCGATAAGAGATTGGAAGAAATGCTAGAGCACCCCCATGTTAGACTTATATCATATTCTAAACCAGCAGCTCAAGTCAAACAGGGTCTCAAGGATTGCCAAGATCTCATAGCATTTTGTGCTAGGGTTTCGAATCCCGATAATCAAATGAATACTGAGTCATCTAATAAATTATTAGATTATCTTATTAAACATTCCCATTGGAGTCCTTTTGAAATGGCGAGTGCTTGTTTAGAAATAACAACTACTCGGGATATAGCACGCCAAATATTACGTCATAGATCATTTTCTTTTCAGGAGTTTTCACAGAGGTATGCAGATCCAACTAAGGATCTTGAATTTGTTGTAAGAGAAGCTCGAATGCAAGATAAAAAGAATCGTCAAAACAGTTTTGAAACTGATGATGAAAAAATTAAAGAGCAGTGGGAAGAAAAGCAAAAAATGATAATAGAAATGTCTAAAACAGTATATGCTTGGGCACGAGAAAATGATATTGCAAAAGAACAAGCTCGCGCTGTTTTACCGGAAGGCAATACAATATCACGTTTATACATCAACGGAACATTACGTTCTTGGTTACATTATGTTGAATTAAGAACAGATGTCTCTACGCAAAAAGAGCATAGGGAAATTGCTAAAATGTGTGGAATACATATCATGAAAATATTACCTATGATTTCAGAGTTTAGTCATATTCACCAAGTTGCAGCAGGAGAAAAATAAAAATGGAAACTGCCGAAGTATTGTACCTCAACACCAAAGAAGAATATGTTGGAATAGAAATTGATAGGACTAAAGATCAATTTTTAACTGAGCAAGCAAAGAAATTGTTAGAAGATTATTATCAAACGAGTGATGAGGTATCGGCACAGCAAGCGTATGCCAGAGCAGCAGTTGCATATTCATACGGAGATATGGATTTAGCACAAAGAATTTATAATTATGTAAGTGACGGTTGGTTTATGTTTGCCTCTCCTGTTTTATCTAATGCTCCAATGCCAGGAGAAAGGGTAAGGGCACTTCCTATTTCTTGCTTTCTAACCTATGTTCCGGATACTCTAGAAGGTCTCATAGAACATTCCGCTGAACTTCGCTGGTTATCAGTAAAGGGAGGTGGCGTTGGCGGTCATTGGAGTGATATTCGTGCAGTGTCAGATAAAGCTCCGGGACCAATGCCTTTTATACACACAGTAGATGCTGATATGACTGCGTATCGTCAGGGCAAAACTAGAAAAGGTTCGTATGCTTCTTACATGGACGTTTCTCATCCAGATATTGTTGAGTTTCTTAACATGCGTATTCCTACAGGTGATGTGAATCGTAAGAATCTTAATCTTCATCATGCGGTTAATATTTCTGATGCGTTTATGCGTGCAGTTGAACGTGATGAAATGTGGGATTTGGTTGATCCTAATGATTCTACTGCTCGCGATACTACAAAAGCTAGAAAATTATGGGAAACGATTTTAGAAATTCGTTATCGTACTGGTGAACCTTATTTGAATTTTATAGATACTGCTAATCGCGCTCTTCCGCAAACTATGAAGGATAAGGGTCTTAAGATTAATGGGTCTAATTTATGTAATGAAATTCATCTACCAACTAATGAGGATAGAACCGCTGTTTGTTGTCTGTCATCTGTAAATGTTGAAAAATTTGAAGAGTGGAGAGACACTCCAATGATACGAGATCTTATTCGGTTTCTTGATAATGTTCTTCAATTTTTTATCGACAACGCAGGGGATGAAATTAGCAGAGCACGTTATTCTGCTGAGCAAGAGCGTTCCCTTGGTCTTGGTGCAATGGGTTGGCATTCATTTTTACACCATAAACGTATTCCTTTCGAATCTGATGATGCAAAGGAGTGGAATAGAACTATATTCAAACATATTAAAGATGAAGCTGTAGCGGAAACAATAGTTTTAGCTGAAGAGCGAGGTGAGTGCCCTGATATGGAAGGGACGAGTCGACGAAATTCTCATCTTCTTGCAATTGCTCCCAATGCTAATAGTTCTATTATAGGAAACACTTCCCCTTCAATTGAACCCAATAAGGCAAATGCTTATACTCATAGAACTCGTGCTGGTTCTCATCTAGTCAAAAATTCTTATCTAGAAGAAGAACTAGAAAAGGTTAGTAAGAACACAGCAAAGGTATGGAGCTCTATTATAACAAATGGTGGTTCAGTTCAACATCTAAAGTTTTTACCCGATAAAGTGAAAGAAGTATTTAAAACAGCAATCGAAATAGATCAAAATGCAATCGTAAAATTAGCAGCTGATCGTCAGGAATATCTTTGTCAGGGTCAATCTCTTAATGTATTTTTTCCTGCGGGTGCATTGCGTACGGATTTACATAAGGTTCATTACAATGCTTGGAAATGGGGATGTAAAGGAATGTACTATTTGAGGACAGAAACTTCAAACAAAGCGGAAAATGTATCAACGAAAGTTGTTCGCGATGCACTTAAAGACTATGAGACACAGGCAATACAAGCAATGACTCAGGAAGAGTGTGTAGCATGTCAGGGTTGAGTATCCGCGTAGTCACTAAGTCACTTTGTCCTTTTTGCGATATGGCGAAGTCATGGTTAGACACTCATGGTTTTGAATATAATGAAGAACTTATGGATAACGAAGAAGAGCGTCTTGCTTTTTATCAAACTATAAATGGTGCGACCGAAGTTGTAGGTGAAGACATGCAGATTCGCCGTATCAATTCGGTTCCACAAATATTTCTTAATGAAGATCATATTGGTGGTTATGATGATCTGATGAAAGTTGGCGACGAACTAATAAAGAAAAGAAGCGGTGGTGGTTTGCTTCAATTCAGTGAAACCTATAAACCATTTCATTATCCTTGGGCAGTTGAAATTACTACTCGACATGAAAAGGCACATTGGATTGAAGATGAACTTGATTTATCAGAGGATATTTCTGATTGGAAATCCGATAAGGTAACGGATGTTGATAAAGAATATGTAACTAATATTTTGCGTTTATTTACTCAGTCGGATGTTGCAGTGGGTCAGAACTATTATGACCAATTTATTCCTAAGTTTAAAAATAATGAAATTCGTAATATGCTTGGTTCTTTTGCAGCTCGAGAAGGTATTCATCAACGTGCATATGCATTGTTGAATGAAACACTAGGTCTACCAGACAGTGAGTATCATGCGTTCTTAGAATATAAGGTGATGGTTGATAAGATTGAGTTTATGCAGGAGTCAGATATAGGTTCAATGAGAGGGTTAGGTCTAGCTGTTGCGAAGTCAGTATTCAATGAAGGTGTTGCGCTGTTTGCGTCATTCGTTATGTTGCTTAACTTTCAAAGATTCGGCAAGATGAAAGGTATGGGCAAGGTTGTTGAGTGGTCTATTCGTGATGAGTCTATGCACGTTGAGGGTAATTCAAAAATATTTCGACAGTTTTGTGTGGAACATCCTAAAATTGTAGATGACGACTTTAAATCTGAAATATATAATATGGCGAGGGTCGCAGTTAAATTAGAAGATAAGTTTGTTGATCTTGCATATAAATTAGGTGAGGTGGAGGGTCTAAGCGCATCTGAAGTAAAATCCTATATAAGATATATAACGGATAGAAGGTTACTTCAGTTGGGTTTGAAAACTAATTTCAAAGTTAAGGAAAATCCTTTACCTTGGTTAGAATGGATACTGAATGGTGCGGATCACACAAATTTCTTTGAAAACCGTGTGACTGAATATGAGGTTGCTGGGTTATCTGGTAGTTGGAACTATGAAGAAGAAGATGGAGTAGTGTAAATGGCAAGGAAAAATAATTTAAAGGATCCTAATGCTAGGAAACGGATGATCGAAAATAAAGAGGTTAGACCTGTTATGTATGGCACCAAAAGGAAAATGGTTGGTGTTGTAGATGGTGAATTAGTTCGTGATTCTTATGGAAATTTAATTCCCTTCAAACAGATAGGCAAATTGGTATGACGCTGTTTTCAGATTTAGAGGAGGAAACAGAGTGCCCATCATGTGGTGCGGAATTTATCGTTAAGTGGGATAGTGAAGCAGTTAGGGACAATCCTTGTTTTTGTCCATTTTGCGGATTCGACATTGGAATTGATGACGATGAAGATGACTATATAGAAGAGGAAGAATTTACTGATGAATTTGATTCAGAGAAATAAACTATGTACGACAACCCTTGGTTACTTGATGGGCAACCATTTGACACTCCCGACATCAATGGTTATGCTGGATTTGTTTATCTTATTACGTCCCTGATAGATAATAGGAAATATATTGGGCGAAAATATTTTTACTCAAGCAGAAAGGTTTCTAAAAAAGCCAAGAGACGTACGAAATCTGAATCAAATTGGAAAGATTATTATGGGTCAAGTGATGAGTTGAAAGCAGAAATTGAAAAGCACGGCAAAGAAAACTTTAGAAGAGATATATTATCTTTACATTCTACTAAAGGTCGTGTAAATTATGAAGAGGTCCGTGAGCAATTTCTTCACGGAGTTCTAGAAGAGGATGGTTATATCAATGGTAATATCAATGGCAAGTGGCACAAATCTCCAGACCACATCAGAGAAAAATCAAGATACTCTACCAGAGCATCTCGGGGGTCATCTGAATAAAACGCACACAGATCGTGGTGCGTTTTTATACGTTAAAAACAAATTCGACATCGAAACAATGCTGGACGTTGGGTGCGGCACTGGCGGCATGCTAGAAATTGCAGAAATGCGTGGTGTTAGCGCATTTGGTATTGATGGAGATTATACTTTAGATTATGGTGAACTGAATGTTATGATCCATGATTTTACCGAAGGACCTGCACCGTTAGATGATTATTTTGATTTATGTTGGTCGGTAGAATTTTTAGAGCATGTTGAAGCAAAATATATTCCAAATTATATGGACGCATTTATGCAATGCAGATATGTTGTAGTTACTGCTGCTCCTCCGGGATGGGGCGGTCACCATCACGTCAATGAGCAACCTCAAGAATATTGGGTAGATAAGTTTTCAGAGTATGGATTTGATATTGACGAAGTAGAAACTGAGGCGATTAGAAAAGAATCAACAATGCAAAAAGGTTTCTTGGGAAGAACAGGAATGTTCTATAAAGCTCGTGACTGATCCTATTCGATTATTCATAGGATCTTCTTCTAATGGAGAGGATGCCCCTATTGAAGCAGTTTACGAATACACTCTTCGGAAAAATTGTTCACAGGAATTAGAAATTATTTGGATGCGTCAAACTCATGACGCTTCAGAGCATTGGTATGGGTTTGAAACAGAAAGATGGTCGACCCCATTTTCAGGATATCGTTGGGCAATTCCTGAGTATTGTGAGTTCAAGGGAAGGGCGATATATACGGATTGTGATATGATTAATTTTCGTGATATTGCTGAACTTTGGGAAACCGATCTAGAAGGAAAACCGATTGCTGCTAGGAGGGGACTGAGGTTTGGCGGTCATGAGTTTTGTGTTATGGTTATAGATAATGAAAAATTAGGCAATGAACTTGCTCCTGTTTCACGACAAAGACAGATGCAGGAATATCACCCTCGTATGATTAACACGTTCAGCGGCAATGATGGGATGGTAAAGGACATTGACGCAAGATGGAATTGCCTTGATGGAGAGGGTCGGGAACTGAATAATATATGGCAACTCCATTGGACAAATATGGCGTCACAACCTTGGCGACCTTCTTGGTTTACAGGAACACCCATTAACCACCCTAGAGCGGATTTGGTCCAATTACTTGAAGATCTTAAAATTGAAGCTGCGGACAATGGTTTTACTGAAAATGTGCCTGTGAATATGTTTGGCGAATATAACATTATTGGAAAATGAATGATAGTAGGTGAAATCCCCCAAGAGTTTTGTTGTTTTGCTTCAGCAGACTCTGTATATTTACATGAACATGCTCCCGCTTTACTCTCTTCGGCGATAGTTTCAGGAAATAATTTACATCTTCATGTTATAAATGGAACTTATGATGATTGGTTATTTTTACATGAACTTTCCCGTCATGCGGAAGGTAAAATAAAATTCACTTATACATCTGAAGATACTGATATTTCTAAACTGTCTGCAGAAGAACGAAGAGTTTATTATTCCTGTAATCGGTTTATTGCTGCTGGTCAAATATTGTTAAATGATGGGGGACCATTTTTAATTATTGATATCGATTGTTTGCTCATGAAAAAGATAGAGCAACCGCAGGAAGATATTGGATTATTTTTACGGGAACCATTTCAAAACGCAAATCAGTGGGAGACATTAGGTTCTCATGTTGCTGCTGGGGTGGTCTATTATAGTAGATCTAAAATATCATCTAGATTTGCAGTAGAGGTTGGTCATACAATATTAAATAATAAATTGATATGGTTTTTAGATCAGGTAACATTATGGGAGGTATATAAACAGAGAAAGGATGAATTAGATGCTAGGGTATTTGATAACAACTTTATGGACTGGGAATTCAAAGAAGGAACAACCATATGGACGGGCAAGGGACCGAGGAAGTATGATAATCCCGTCTATGTCTCTAAGAAAAAAGATTTCGAAGATATGTTGCCAAGTGTGGAAAAGACTATTTGGGTAGATGATGATGAAGTGACGGGGAAACGAGTTCTAATATTAAAACCTCGTCTTGACGTTATGTTTAAGCAAGGACCAGTACCACAAACTAGAGGTCCAATAGAACCGATTCGTACTCATTGGGCGAACTTTGTTGAAGGCACTAGGTCGGAGCACGAATGCAGGGATGATCAAGTTCATGTGTTAGAATTACCGAACTGGCAATTTACTCCTGAACTGGTTTGCCGTTTAAACCCAGATATTGTATATATTCCGCACAAGGAAGCTCATAGTTTTCCGATTCCGGAAATAGAAAACATAGATGTTCGGTATTATATGCAAACGGTATTTCCTTGGAGATTTTATGTTGACCCTATTGGATTTGCAGGTGGTGCTTCTATGGAACCTGAAGTCTTAATTGAAAATGGAGTACTGGGTGATTTGTATGATAGTATGTTCGATACTCTTAGGCAATATTCATTGGATGGTGGCACTAAATTTGAACAACCCGAATCCCGAGCATTGAAATTAAGTCAGGAGTTTATTTTCTTCCCTTGTCAAATACCTCATGATGAAACCATAAAATATCATTCAGATGTTACAGTTCCAGAAGCACTGGAAATGACTATTGATGTTTGTAATGAGCTAGGGATACAAGTTATTGTTAAGGGTCATCCTGTGAACCCAGGAAGTATGAAACCTCTTCGAGAAATTACTAACAGAAGCGATAATGCGGTTTGGATGGAAAATATCAACATTCATGACATTTTATTGAAAGCGAAAGCAGTTGTAGTAGTAAATTCCGGAACAGGAATGGAATCTTTATTGCACCATAAACCAGTTATAATGTTCGGTCGAGCAGAATATTCCTGTGTTGCCCATCAGGTTAAAAATAGGGAGGACTTAAAGCAGTCTCTTATTGATTGTGAATATGATCTGGAACGGGTCAGGCGATTCTATTCCGGATGGTGTAAATGGACAATCGATACGAAAAATCAGATTGATTTTCTTAAATTAAGCCCTTGACAATTGAGGCTTTATAGTTTACAATGGGTATATGATTAGGAAAAAGGATATATAATATGAGTAAGATGAAAAATTACATGATGGACATCGAAGATTTCTGTAATGGATATTTTTATGATAATCATTCCGATGGTAACAGCATCGTCATGGAGGACGAAGACTTTACCATTGAAGAGGTGATCGAGGATGTTGGTATGTATTTTAAGTCTGATGAGGCAAAAAGGTATGCCAGAGGATATCTCGAGAAAGTTTTTGGTGAAATTTAGCCCTTGACAATTGTGGCTTTTTAGGGTAGAATGAACCTATGATTGGAAATGAGAGAGAGACTGATATGAACGTACGAAGATTTGAAAACACCATAGTTGAACTTACAACCAACGCCACGCGTGATGACTTGAGAGCTTTTGACGCTGATGATGAGAAGCGAGCAGTTTTGAATGAACGGATTTTAAGAGGTGAGGTTATTGACCTGACCAAAGTGAGTGAAATTGAACTAGGGATTTTTGAAAATCTTGAGTACATGATGATAGGGATTTTTGAACCAGAACTTTTAAAAGAGGCAGATTGATGCCATATAAACGATATGATTTCATGGATCATAATGAAATCCCATATACTCTAAAGGAGTATCTGATTTCGACTTACAATGTAGGTGCCGATGTTCCTGTTGTTGGGGTAGAGGAAATTCCCCTACAGGATTGCACTGATTTTCTGAACGGATTGGAAGAATGGTCGCTATCTTAACATTCCTGTTGGTTATATTCGGTGTTGGTCTTGCGACCTGCTATTTAATCCGTCACCCCATTAGATCGTTTAAAGTAATGATGAAAGGGATGGTCATTCTCTTAGCGGGATCGATTGTCTGTTTCATTGTTCTTTTTGGTCTTGCATATTTAGCATAGCAACGAGAGGAGAAGGCAAATTTTTTATCCCACTGAAAGTGTAGTCAGAGAAACAATGAAGCGCATCAATTCACTACTTTTTGATGACGCGCTCAACCTTAAACAAGTTGATATTGTGATTGAAAAACTCGATACCGAGTGGGGATATTGCCTTCAGGAGATAGATGATCCGTTCCCTATCATTGGTCTATCAGATCGTTTTCCAACAGCAACTGATTGTGCTACGACTATAGCACACGAACTGGTTCATTTATATCAGATACAAATTTTGGATAAAGAACCAGACCACGGAAGATCATTCACAAAATTTAAAAAGGTAGCAAAAGAAGTTGGATACGAACTGTAAATATAAATAGTTCGTTCTTTTAACAATGAAAAGGTGCAGATATGACTCATTCAGTCGGCACTTTTATCATGGTTTTGTTATTATTAAACGCTGCGAATGGATTAAAAGCTGGTCAATTAACGCATTCTTTCAAATCTCCTGCATTTAGTGGGCAGGGATACAGTGCACACGTGATGACTATTGAAAATCAGGAGTTCACGAGAAATAAAGCAATAGAAGATAAAAAAGCTGCTGATGCCAGGCAAGCTGCTAGAGATGCAGCTAACACTAATCTCGCAAAATTTATGAAAAATGTAGAATCTCGGATATATGCCCAGCTGTCTAAACAGTTGGTTGATAGTATGTTTGGTGAAGATTCAGGTACAGAAGGTTCTGTTACCTTTGAAGGTACAACGATAAGTTATCTGAAGGATAGCGAAAATGTAACTCTAACAATAGTTGATCCAAATGGCAGTCAAACTGTTATTACCGTTCCTATCGGCGATTTTACTTTTTAGTGTTGTCGGTTGTGCTACTGTAGAGGAGATAGAACAACCAACAACCATAGTAAAACCTCTCGTCAATAAACTGGCAGATTACCCTCCACCCAAACGGAAGGTGACAATAGCGGTCTACAAATTTACGGATAATACTGGTCAAAGGAAACCTAGTTCAAGTGTTGCGTTGCTGAGTTCTGCTGTTACCCAAGCTCCAGAAATATGGTTAATTCAAGCATTAAAAAGTGCAGGAAGAGGCGAATGGTTTCAGGTATTAGAACGAGTTGGATTAGATAACTTAGTAAAAGAACGACAAATAATCCGAAGCACACGTTCAACGTATGAAGGAGAAAAGGCAAAGAAAATAAAACCACTTCTGTTTGCTGGTGTCTTGATAGAGGGTGGAATTGTAGGATATGATACTAATATAGAAACCGGAGGAAGTGGTGCTCGTTATCTTGGTATAGGAATTAATGATGAATATAGAAGGGATGTTGTATCTGTCGGATTGAGATTAGTTTCAGTCCAAACAGGAGAAGTTTTATTAGCAGTGAGTGCTGAGAAAACAATATTGAGCTATAGATTAACTGGTAGTGTATTTAAATTCTTAGATATGGGAACTAAACTGTTAGAAACAGAAGTAGGATTTACTGAAAATGAATCCGTAAGTTATGCTGTTATAAAAGCTATAGAACAATCTATATGCGAATTAATAGAAAAAGGTGCCAAAAATGGACTATGGGAATTTAAAGAAACAGAGGAGGAAGAATAATGCGAAAACGCATACTTAGTTTTATTATGGGTATGCTGATGATGGGAACGAATGTGGCATTAGCAAGTGATGTTTATATCACTCAGTCTGGTGCAAGTTTTACAGCAAATATCAATCAAGATGGTCAAACCAATAAGTATGGTGTTTCAGGTACAGTTGCGACACATACAGGTGATAATCAAACATTGGATATAGACCAAATTGGTAACACTAATACAATTGCTGCATCTGTTGTTGGTGCTGATCAAACGATAACTCTTAAACAAGAGGGTAATAGTAATACATCTACAGTATCGGTTGGTGAAAACTCTGCAGCTGCTGATAACAGTATTATACAAACCATTACTGGTAGTTCTAATACAACTACTGTAAACGTGGGTAAAACTGCTGCATCTGGTGATGCAGATATTGACCTTGTTGCCACAGGAGATAGCAACACTGTTACTATTAATGAGAACAGTACAGCAACAATGATTGGTGATGATAAGAAAGTGACTAGTGTTACTATATCAGGAAGTAGCAATACAGTGACAACAACTCATGCTGGTGCTGGAGATCATGATACTACATTGTCTCATACTGGTTCATCTGGTACATTTGCAATTACACAAGATGGTGCTCATGATTCCACTGTTGTCATGACAACCAATGGAGCTGGTCATAGTGTTACGGTTACTGTGGACGATTAGTTTTATAATATTTGCCAGCACAGCGTATGCAAGTATTGGTAATGTAGTAAAGCATAAAGGCAACGCTTCTGTAGAAAGGTCAGGAAAATCGACAATTCTAGAGAAGGGTTCTGGAATTAAATTTAAGGATAATGTAAGAACAGGGAAGGGCGACGTTGGTATCAGATTTATTGATGATACTAATGTCGCTGTGAGTTCTCACAGTTCTTTGATAATTGATGAGTTTGTATATGACCCTAATTCTCGTACAGGGTCGAAGTTAGTTATGAACATCGCTCTTGGAACGGTGAGATATGCTAGTGGTAATATTGCAAAATTAAATCAACAAAATGTTGATATCCGTACACCCACTGCAAGAATAGGTGTTCGCGGTACAGCTTTCAGTATGACCGTTGATGAGGTTGGTAGATCTCTTGTTATTCTTTTACCTAATAAAGATGGTTCAGTTGGTGAAATTTCAGTAGAGAGTGATGCGGGGCAAGTTATTCTTACTCAAGCATTTCAGTCTACGATGGTAGGCACTTCTGAAACAAATCCGTCTAAACCTGTTGTCCTTGATCTCACAATAGATCAAATTAATAATTTGCTGATTATTAAACCGCCAAAAGAAAAGATAATTGCTCTTGTTAAAGATAGTAAGAATATTAAGAATCTTCTTGATATAGATTTATTAGAATTTAAAGACTTGGATGAAAATCAATTAGACGAAGATGAGTTAGAGTTTGGTTTGTTAGATGTTAATCCTTTAGATGTTGATTTATTGTTAAATATTCTAGATCAATTAGTTACCGCATTAGATAAAAAGAAAAGGGGTGACGAGCATATAGATGGTAGAACGTCAGGATTTAATAAAATCAGTCAAGTGAACACGATTATAGATGGGAACGAAACTAGAATCATTCGTTACTTTGGAAATAGCACTATCGATCTCATACTAAATAATGATTATGGATACGAAATTAATTTAACTCAGGGAGGAATTCCCGTCAATGAATTTTCAACTAAAGACGATATTGACAACACTGTTGTTATTTTTCAGTCTGAGTAGTATTGCCTATGCAGGTAATAGCATAAACATCGAACAGGTTGGAACTGCTGACGATTTAACATTAACCATCAATCAGGATGGTAATGATAATTCTGTTGATCTTAGTATAGCACATGACGATAATACAATTGATATTGATCAAGTAGGAAATAATAACACAGTAAGTTGGGTCTCTTATTGGGGATCTGGAAAATCTTGGGGCGGTGATTTAGATGGTACGAATAATGATCTTAAGTTTGAACAGACCAATACTACAGGTTCAGATTCCAATCGAATAGGTTTTCATATGCCTGGCAATAACAATATTGTTCATGCTTGTCAGGGTGCAACATTTTCTAGTAGCACAGATACAACGTGTTCTGGCACTACACCCAATTCTGAATATGGTGGTCATACAATCAACATAGATATACATGCACATGGTAACAATCTAAAGATAGGACAAGAAACAGGAACAGGAAATGCTGACCACTATGCACAGATATATTATTATGGTGGTGATAACAACGATACCTTTGTCACTCAAAAAGGAAATGGGAATAAAGATTTAAGAATGGATATCAGAACGGATGGTGGAGAGCAAGAGGTTATGCAAAAGGGAGATGGGGATCATACCGCTGTTGTTAATCTATATGGTTCTGAACATACTGATATAACACTTACACAAAGAGGCAATACTAATCAATCATATTCTTTAACACAAAATTGTTATACTAGTGGGGGTTGTACTGTTTCAGTAACACAAGGCAATTAGGATGAAAAAATGGATTGTATCTATCTTAGTTATATTAGTCTTATGTGGCATTCGCTATTCAGACCCTTGGTTTTTAGATATGGTGCGAATGAAAGCACTAGATCAACATCAGCGCAATCAAGTTACACAGTCACTTTCAAATCTGGTAACAGTAGAAATTAATAATGAAACTATCAAAAAACGAGGTCAATGGCCATGGGACAGAAGTACACTGTCCACAGAAATTATCAAACTGTATCAGCAAGGTGCTGGTTTGGTTGTACTTCCCATCCTTTTTGCAGACAAGGACAGATTCGGAAAAGACGCAGTTCTCGCAAAAACATTAAAACGTAGTCCTACAATCATAGGGCAAATTCCAACTAATGATAATAGCAGTTCCGGTGTGACAAGAGGAGTCGCAAAGGTAGGTCAACCGTGGAAAGGTTGGGTGTACCAATATAGTGGTGCTCTTGGACCAATACCAGAACTTGCTAAAAATGCAAATGCTGTCGGGATGATGATTATTGCACCTGAGAAAGATGGCGTGGTGAGACGTATGCCTCTGGTAATTGCAGTTGGGGATGAAGTATATCCTTCTATCAGTTTGGAAGTCCTACGAATGGCGGCAGGTGATATATCTTATCAGATGAAAACTGGTATTGCTGGTGTAGAAGCTGTTAGAATACCAAAATATAAAATTATTAAAACAGATCCGCATGGGAGTATATGGTTAGATTTTAAATGGAAAACTCCTGTACATGCGTTGCATGAAAAACTTCCAGACATCAAGGGGAAAATAGTAATATTGAGTATGACTGCGACAGGATTGGACAATCCCGTAACAACTCCTGTAGGAGTTATTCACTCGCACGATTTTATCGGTTCTGCTCTTGCAACTATGATGACGGGAAGAAATATTTCTAGACCATTTTGGACAGATTTAAGCGAGCTGGGTGTTTCTTTTATATTAGCTCTGATTGTTTGTGCTGTAGTTCTTACTTTGAAGTGGTATTTTGGTGCGGTTCTTCTACCGTTAACATTAGGCGGTGCATATTACACTAGTCATTATCTTTTCGTTAATCATAGTTATTTAATAGATTGGTCTTATCCTGTAATAACTATATTTGTTGCTTGGGCAATTGCTTCGTTCCTTCGGTTTATGGAAGAATATCGCCTCAAGCAACAAATTAAAAAGCAATTCGGAACATATCTTTCTCCCGATATGGTTGAGAAATTACAGAAAGATCCAGACCTGTTGAAACTTGGTGGTGAAACTAGGGATCTTTCTATTATGTTTACCGACGTGCGAGGTTTCACTACTATATCTGAGCATTATGGTAAAGATGTCCAAGGTTTAACAAAAATAATGAATCGATATATGACTGCTATGTCAGAAAGCATACTAGGGAATAATGGTACTATCGATAAATATATTGGTGACGCTCAGATGGCATTTTGGAATGCTCCGCTTGATGATACGGATCATGCTAAGAAATCGGTTGATACGGCTTTAACAATGATGAAACGATTGGAGGAATTTAATGATGAAGTTTCAGTGGAAGGAACCCCGCCATTTGGAATGGGTATTGGGATCAACACTGGTAGTGTTGTGGTCGGCAATATGGGTAGTGATCAGCGTTTCGATTATACATGCCTTGGCGACTCGGTTAATTTAGCTGCTCGCCTTGAAGGTCAAAGTAAATCATATTCAGTTGATATTATTCTTGGTGAAGAAACAGTAAAGCAACTTCCTGAGTATCCCTGTATAGAATTAGATTTATTGGTGGTTAAGGGCAAAACAAAACCTGTTGCAATATATACGATTTTAGATAAGACTTACGATACAAAACTACATAAGATATTTTTGGAGAGATATCGCGCTCAGGATTGGGCAAACGCTAGGCAGTTTGCAATAGAATTAGCTGGGGAGTTTGATGAAAAACTTTCAGGATATTATGATATGATGATTGAACGGATAGAGAAATATAAGACCACACCTCTTCCCGAAAATTGGGGAGGGGAATTTGTCAGCACCACAAAATAGAATCAAAATAAACTATTGGGATAAATGTAAGGGCAACGGACATAGCGCGGGTTGTAATGCAGTTGCCGGAAAAGTAGCAAAAACAGTTGAAATACTTCCGGGACTACATGGTCCTCATGCGGGTGAAGGGGTTTTCGATTTATTCACAAGTGACGCATTTCATGAAGTTCATAAGCACGGGAAAACGGGAACTAAGATCGGTTGGATTCAAGAACCAAGGGAACTTCATGGTCAGCACTATGATAAAGTTGCAAACAACCTTTCTCATTGGTTTGGGGGTGACGGATTTAAATACCTATACACCCATGACTACGATCTAGTTCGAACTGATCCAACAAAATTTAAGTTTTTATTGGGTAATGGTTTTTGGATTAAAGACCCCAAGATATATCCGAAAACTCACATGTGTTCTATGATTGCTTCGCTCAAGCAAATGACCGAGGGGCAAAGAATAAGATGCACTTGGGTAGATAAATTGAGGAAACAAGAAAGAGATCCAGAAAATGTAGGGAGGTTTAATTTATTTGGAAAGGATAGAACTAGAGGAGGAGCAGGACCTGAAGATAATTTAACAATCGAAACTAAAGAAGAGGGACTTTGTGATTATATGTTTTCGGTGGTAGTAGAAAATGCAAGAACTGATGTATGGATTACAGAAAAAGTTTTAGACTGCTTTGCTACAGGAACTATACCGATTTATTGGGGTTCTAAAAAGATTACTCATTTCTTCAATGAGGATGGTATTATATTTCTTGAACCGGATTTCAATTTAAAGCAATTGAGTAAAGAATTATATTTAAGTAAAATGACTGCAGTCAAGGATAACTTACAGCGAGTTAAAAAATTAGAAAATCCTTTAGATTATATGTTCGATGATTTATATAAGGAACTTGGGATATCTAAACCTCAGCTCTGATCATATGTGGAGATGTTTAAAACTATTGCCATTCTTAAATTATCATCATCATTTTTTTGCGGGGGAAGAAAATGATACAGTAGGGCAGGGTGAATAAGGAAATCATCTTCTTTTGTTTCAAATGCCCAAAATTTAGCTAACCATGAGTGGATAGGATCAGATAAATCGTATCTTGGTTTATCAGGTCTAATATCATCAATATAATCTATGTGTCCGCTTTTGTTCACGAACATTGTTGGCGTATGAATTTCAGGATCGTATTTTACATAATGAATCGCAACGTAGTCAGCTCCCGAATGGATGTGTTCAGAAATATGTTGAGAATTTCCATAGCAAGTATAGTTGCACATGTGAAAATCCCAACCGAAGGGATCTGCTGAAAATGTGTTGAAATATTCTTGAATCTTTTTTTTGTATATATTGTTGAGAATTTCTAAATTTAATTGTTCGAATTTTGGATTATTCTCATCAGAATTAAGATGATGCAATTCGCTCATTCCCCAATCAACATTACGATGAGGGTCTTTTTGATAATTAGAGGCGATTTGTTCTCTGATTTGTTTTTTGTTATATATCGTTGGATCTATGGTATCTCTAAAAATCGGAATACTAAAAATCTGTTCAATCATAATAAACTCCTATGCTATATTTCACCACGTCCTTTAAGGATTTCAGCATTTTTTAAATGCTCCGCTTCGATATCATCTTTACTCTGCCCATGATACGCAACGGCATAATTATTTTCAACAAGATATTTATTTACGTCAATATCATCAACTTCAAGGATTCCTAAAATTCTACCGAATTTGCCTCTCTCGTCACCGATAATAGTTTTGAGTTCTATGCTAGATCCCACAGGGCAAAATTCTTTGATTTTATCTTTAGCAAGAAGTCCTCTTTTCTTTTCTTCTAAATCACGAGTTCGGGATTCAGGAGTATCTATGCCATAAAGACGGACTCTTTGTTTTCTTAACCATACGGAAAATCCTAGGTCAAGGTCAACATCAACGGTATCTCCGTCTATGATTTTTATTATTTTAGCACGGTAGGAAAATGTTCTATTTTTTGTCATTCAATTAAAATACCTTTCTATCTCGGTTTAATATACTTTCGGACCAAACTCCTGATGCTTTTTCTGAACAAAGTTCACAACGACAATATTCGCAAACAACGATTTCCCCTAAAATTGAATCCCTCCAATCCCTTTCGGTTCTTGTGTGACGTATGCCACAGTGGGACGCATGTCCGCAATTCATACAATATGCCATTATTTTTTCTTCTTTTCATTCTTTTCTTCAGTCGTGTATTTTTCCCAGTCCGGATCTTTGTACTCTAATACCATATTTAGTTTTTGGGTAAGACGAATACAATCGTTATCTAACATTCTGATTCTATCAATCAACGCTATGAGGGTTGCGGATGTTTCCCCTAAAATTGGTTTGACTTCATTTGTAACCCAATTCCAAATATAATATACAAAATATCCTAAACCCATTGCTGCTATGATAGGAAATCCATATTTCCCTATCGCGTCTGCTAAATCCATCAATCTCTCCTTGCGTCCTCTTTACCTTCATTCGCTGCTAATCTGTCTATATTTGGTTTCACCCCTAAAGCATACGACAGTAGAACATCAATTTTTGTTACGTCATTATTCATAGTCTGCACGCGATTATCCAATGCTTGTATGATGGATCTTAATGATTTTATAGATCCTGTGACACTATCTAAAATATATTTGATAGTTAAAAACACGAAAAACCCACCAGCAACTGCTGCCGCTATAGGGAACCCGACATCGCTTACAAATGATAGAAAATCCATTTATTCTCACCTCTAGCCATATTTAGCCCTTTACAATTGGCAACTTTTATAGTACAATGATTAACATGAGTCTGATGCCCGCATACTTTACCACGACCAGCACGCGCAAACGTAAGGTCAAGAAATCTGCAAAACAGTTAGCTGCTGAGCGTGAACACCAGAAATGGTTGAAGAAGAACGGATATACGAAAAGCAAGAAAAGTAATTATAGGTCGGAAATTCCATCATATATAGATAAGGTAGATAATTTATCACCCACTTCTGGCGTTATCCCTACAGGCACCGCTGCTAAAGATGCGCCAAAGAAATATGATGGGAAACGCAAATTGCTAGGCATTGCTACTATGCACAAATCAAATATGGTTCCTGTTTTTAGTAAAAAGGATGCAGAAGATATTTCTAAAATGAGAAGAAACTGATGAACGAATTCATGTTAGCAGCTATGATCTGGATATCTACGTTTGTCCCAAACTGGAATGTTCCTGCATTGCCTGATGTGAAATATGCAAACCATGCAACTCTTCAATACATGCTTTATGGTTGCGGTAATATTACTGAGGAACGAGGAAACAAATTAGTTTGTTCGGGTGAAGCAGAAACAGTAGGCAAAACACTTGCAATATATAATAATGATACGAAAACTATTTGGTTGCGAGATAACCTTAAAGAAACACTTTCTGATATTGTCTATAAATCGGTTATAGTTCACGAGTTGGTTCACCATATGCAATATTCAAATAAGGGCAAATATGCTTGTATGGGAAAACGGGAAATAGAGGCATATGAAATTCAAGATGAATGGTTAAAAGCGCAAGATCATGTGGGTGTGATGGAAGCATTGGATTTAAATGGTTTGTATATGGCAACAATGTTTGCTTGCCCCTATGATGGTTATTGGGTTCCACAAATGGATTGAAGGATTTGGTATGATAGAATTGAATATTCTTCACCCTTGTTATGAACAAGCATTAATGTTCATTAAGAAAACTCCTGTCCTTTTTAAAGAACGTGGTTTTTTTGCTGAAGATATTCGGGATTTTATTTGTTGTAGTGGTGGTGAGTATTTTTTAACTTTGAATGATTTATTAATCCTATTAGAAAATGTTAGTGGAGGATATGGTGATGGGTAATTATAGTAAACAACAAATTCAGGAACAAGCTCGAAACGGAATTATCAATGTCCGTTTTACTAAGGTAAATGGTGAAGAAAGAGTTATGAATTGCACTCTTCTTTCTGAATATTTACCGAAGCAGATGGATTTTTCTGAAAGTAAACCAAACGATCAAGTTCTTTCTGTTTGGGATGTTGATATAGGAGGTTGGCGTTCATTTCGCGTTGAAAGTGTCTCAGATGTCGGTCCACAAATGCTTACTGAAGATATGATTGGACCGCAATGACTAAGTTAAATGTAACAGGATTAACCAGTGGTTCTGATAAGTTTACTCGGAAAACGACTAAACCACGAGATGGGCAACTGATAGCTGGTAATAAGGAAATTCCTGCACCTTCAGAAAATGGTACTTATACCGAAAGTCGGGGTGGAACTGAAATGATGTTGGAGGGTCTACGTGAACGTGTTGACCCTGAACTGCTGGATAAATTTCATATTATATGTTCACGTGTTCGAAGCATTAGCGAGGATAAGCAAAATATTCTCTGGATGCATGATACTTGGGATGACCCTGAGTGTGAACATTTAAAAGACCCTGAATCACGAAAACGGTTTGGGAAAATTGTATTCGTGAGTAATTATCAACAGGCAACATTTAATATGGGTCTTGGAGTTCCTTATTCCGAGGGTCTCGTTATTCAAAATGCAATAGTTCCGATTGAGGAACACGAGAAACCTAAAGATGATACGATTAATCTGATTTATCATACCACCCCGCATAGAGGACTTGAAATACTTGTTCCAGTTTTTGAGCATTTTCGGAAGGTAAAACCAGAACAGAAACTTCATTTGGATGTTTATTCATCTTTTGAAATTTATGGATGGGCAGATAGGGATAAGCAATATAAAGAAATTTTGGATAAATGTAAAGAGCATCCTGATATCACTTATCATGGATACCAACCCAATCATGTTGTCCGAGATGCCCTCAAGAAAGCACACATATATTCATATCCGAACATATGGCCCGAAACAAGCGGAATTTCTATTATAGAAGCGATGAGTGCTGGTTGTTCGGTTGTTGCTCCTAATTTTGCGGCAATACCTGAAACTCTTGGCAATTTTGGAATAATGTATAATTGGAATGAGGATGTGAATAAGCATGCCAATACTTTTGCTCAGGCATTGGATGCGGCATTAACAATTCATTGGGAAGATAACGTACAGAACAAACTCAAATTTCAGGCAATGTACGTTAATAATTTTTACAATTGGGATCTTCGTACTACCCAGTGGACGGGATTCCTACAGAGTATGGAGAACCTATAATGGAATTGTTGGATTATTTATGTGGATTTTTTACTGGTGCCACATTGGCGTTCGTTATTGTTATGATCATGGAGTGTAGAGATATTCGAAAAAGATTAAAGGAATGGGGAGACTCGTTATGAGTGTAGGAATGGTTATATTTCATGTCCTGTTTATCAGCGCATGTGTTGGTGCGTCTTGGTGGATGGGGTATAAAGCTGGTCGTATGGACGAAAAAGATATCGTGCAGTGGGCAAAAAATAAAAATAATGAAAATAAGCCTTGACAATTGAGGCTTTATAGTTTACAATGGTTGTTATAGTTAAGGAGTGTGGTGGGGCGTTCTCCCCACAAAAACTAGAAGCGACGACGACGGTGGTCACTTCATCAGCATGAAAGCGTTATTCACACTCCTTAACTATCGCGTCTTTTTTCTAATGATAGAGGTCTATTATGGCAAAGAAACCAAGGAAGGCATCGAAAACTCTAACTCAATCCTTCTATGGCGATGAACCAACTTGGGAAGATCAACATGAACTTTCCGAAGATGAACTAAAATCAAAGATGCTTCGTGCATATAACTGGTATAATTATATGCTGGACCGGAAAAAATATAAGGGGATCGTTGTCAGATATCTCCAATCCATCAAAATGAATAAGAAAACCATTTCAGCAATTAAATCATTAGAGGATTATAGGTTTTCTACGGTTGCTGATCTATGTAGTATGATGGAACAAGGTTTAGATTTACCTGATGATAGCAGAATTTGGTTAGATGAACAGATATCATCTTTTAAATCTCTTGCTGATCAAAAGAAAGCAGAAAAGGTTATAGAAGCTGCTCCAAAAGCAAAGGTAATTTCAATTCAAGAACGTGTTCAGAATGCGGCGAATGAACGTATCGCTGAATTGGAGCAAGAAATTGATGACTTCGTCAACGCCAAATGCAAGAGTGAATTTTCTATGTATGATTGGTTGCAGAGTTCGGATATTAAACCAATGATTGCTTCAAAGATCGGTGAATATTATGTTCCTGTAATGGAAGAAGCTGAGCTGGCAGTGTCTGGTGAAGATGAACAGGTAAACGAGGCATATAAGTTTATCACCAAGAAACAACGTGTTCAGTTGTTTGAATTTCTGTCCATGATTGTTGATGATGCTCGTAAATTTGGCAGCAATAAACGTAAGGTTCGGCAACCTAGGAAAAAGAAATCTATGTCTGTACAGCAAATCGTTAAGAATGTACAGTACATGGAAGAAGATCCATCCCTAAAAATAGCAAGCATTGATCCATCTAAGGTTATTGGTGCATCAGAACTTTGGGTCTATTGGACAAAATATAAAGCATTGTTTCACTATGTTGCCATCGATCGTGGCGGTCTTACATTTAAGGGAACTTCTATTAAAAATTATGATGAGAAGCTGTCTAAATATAAGGTTCTCCGCAAACCGGAAGAAACTATCGAGAAAATTTTAAATGGTGGACCGAAAGCAATTATTAAAAGATTTGATGAACTTACTACAAAAGCAAAAGATTGTAATGGTCGACTAAATAAAATGACGGTCTTATTGAGGGTGATTAATTGAACGATTCAGCAAATACCAATCTCATACAGTTTCCAAAATCTGCAATTATTAAACGCGAAAACATAGTTGCTTTGCATAAAAACAAAGAGTCAGTTGAGGCAACTCAAAGGGAACTGATTTCTCAGATGATCGACTATCATGCTCATCATTTGGTACAGGTATTTGCATTAGATGGCATCGATATTGAGTCAGAAGATTTTGATAAACTTTTTGCTCTATCTATTGAATGCCTTCGTGCTACAGTTTATAACACTTTAGACTTACATCATCCGCTTTTGCCAGTGTTAAAGGATATGGCAGAAAAAGTTGAAATGGCAGTTGATGTAAAGGAAGAGGAATAATGTCGGTTTACATCTCCCCACCATTTGGTAATTATGTTGGGTATGGTAGATGCGTTCGGATACGAGGAACCTATACCTGGGAAAGAAGAACAGGATTGATTAAACAGATTGCTCGCACTCTTAGGAAAGTTCCAGGAGGGTGGATTAATAAGATTGGGTTCCGTAACTGTGGAGCGCAGAACTTAAAGAAGTGCGACCGCGAGGCGGTTTATTCTATTGCTGCTTTGGATAGTGATTGGACCCCTTTTATTGAAAAGCCCCCTTCATGGAGTAAATTAGAAATCAATATAGGTTGTCCCAATGTTAGCGGTTATTCAATAACAGATGATGAAGTGAAACGATTTGTTAACAGGTTTCCTATGCTTCAGGTTAAATTTAGTCCAACTGATAATATGCCTGATGATGTTGCTAGAATGTATAATTTAGGAGTGAAAGTATTTCACCTTTCTAATACTATTCCAACTAACAGGGGTGGCATCAGCGGAAGGCAACTCAAGGAAGTCAATCTTCCATTAATAGAAAAGGTTGCCAATATGGATTTAAAGGGAACTGCTATAATAGCAGGTGGGGGAATATATACTCCTCAGGATGTCAGAGATTATAAGAATGCAGGTGTGACTTCTTATAGTTTGTCTACAATTTGGTTCACACCTTGGAAGGTTCCAGCGGTTTATCAGGAGGCACTAAAATGTTAAAAGCAATGATGATAATTGCCATGGTTGGCGGTGTGAGTGTAGACTCTACAAGTGAATACGAATCTATGCACGAATGCAAGGTTGTAAAACAAATTATCATGAAGCAAGATGAGGATGCTAAAGTATATTGCGTCCCTGTTGCTCGTTCAAAGGTGGATCAATTGTTTGATAAATTTATGAAGCTGGTAAGAGAAATGCAACAGTTGGGTGAAGAAGAAAAGGTTCCAAATGAAAATTGGTTATCGAAGTGCCGTGAAGGGTGGGGCGATTTGGAACGCAATTTCTTTGACGATAGCGTTAAGAAACAATGTAGCGGTGCGACAATTCAAAGGCGATTTAAATTGAAATTGCCAGACACTGTTCCGGATATTCGAGGGTGAAAAATAAATTTGACAATTGACGTCATCACCTATATAATGAAATGATGAATGATAATACGTTGGAAATAATATGATTTTGGTTGATTTAAATCAAGTGATGATATCGAACCTTATGATACAACTCAAACATTCTGGTGGGGTTGTTGAGGAGGGTCTGATGCGGCATATGGTTCTCAGCAGTTTGCGGAAATATCGTGGTCTATTTTATGAAAAGTATGGAGAACTTGTAATTTGCTGTGATGATAAGAGTTATTGGAGAAAAGATCTATTCCCTTATTATAAAGCATCAAGAAAGAAAGATCGTCAGGCATCTTCAATTGATTGGAATACTGTATTCGTCACGTTAAACAAAATTCGTGATGAAATTCGTGAAAATATGCCATATCTTGTTATTCAAGTTCCTCATGCCGAAGCTGATGATATTATTGCCGCTCTTTGTCACGAGTTTGGTCATACTTCTTCCAGACCTATTGGTGAACCAATTCTAATTTTGTCTGGCGATAAAGATTTCGTACAACTTCAAAGATATTATAATGTGGATATTTACAATCCCATTCTTAAGAAAGAAGTGAGGGTGGACAACCCTGAACGATATTTACGAGAGCACATTATGTTAGGGGATAGGGGTGATGGTGTTCCTAATTTCCTTTCTGATGATGATACGTTTGTCGAAGGAAAACGTCAGAAACCTATTTCCCGTGTAAAATTAGCTGAGTGGTGTGAAAAAGAACCGCAAGAGTTTTGCACGAAGGAGATGCTTGATGGTTATATGCGGAATAAGTCACTTGTTGATTTAACCGAAATTCCTCAAGAAATAAAGGATAAGACTTTGGAGCAATATTATGTCTATCACCTTGCTCCAGACATTCAAAATCCAAGATCAAAAATCATTGAATATTTTATGAAGAAGAAACTGAAGAAACTTATGTCTGATGTTCAGGCATTCTAGGAGGTTAATATGGTTGCTACACCTTTGAGTGAAATTGTAAAGAGTATTGAATCTAAGAAAACGATCAAACAGCAGGCTGAGGCGATAAAAGAAAACGACTCACCTGCTCTAAAAGAAATTTTTGTGATGTCCTGTTGTCCTGTTGTAGAGTGGCAACTTCCTGCGGGAAAACCACCCTATGAACCCTTGACCAAAGAACAGGGAGTCGACCAAGAAGGGCGATTATATTCTGAGGTTAAGAAACTTGATTTATTTGTCAATACACCGCAGGGTTTAGAAATTTCCTCTATGAAAAGAGAGCAAGTTTTTATTGAATTATTGGAAACAGTGCATCCGGATGATGCGCTACTCCTTATTAGAATGAAGGAGAAAAACCTGAAGGTCAAGAAGGGTGCTTTAGAAGAAGCATATCCGGGAGAACAATGGTGACTGAAAAATATTTAGATACTCGAACTGCTAACCATTTAGCAGCATTAATGAGTGAAGTTGAAATCCTTAAAGGCAGGATACAACCACATGATACAGGTCATATTCACACAACTATCAATGTTCTAGAATCACGCATTACAGAACTAAGAGAAAGCGTGAAAGCAGAAGCACCTGTTCAGCATGCTACAACGACTTGGCACGATGTGCGGGAAGTTAAATGGCAGGAAGAGCATTGACGAGTGAAGTCGCATATATAGTAGGTAATGGTCGCTCTCGGGATGGTTTTGACTTAGAACAATTGATAGGATCCGGAACTATTTGGGGGTGTAATGCTCTTTATAGAGATTGGGCAAATGAAGGTTCTAATAGGAGATTTATGTTACCGGACTATTTGGTTTCGATAGATCACGGGATTATTTCAGAAATAGAAAATTCTGAGTTTCCATCAGAAAGATTTATTGTTCCTGATCATGATGAACAGTATGAACCAGCTGAAGTGAATCCTGGTCGACCACGTAGTAATGCTGGCATGAACGCAATGATTGAAGCAATACGAAAAGGAGCAAACATTTTGATTTGCCTTGGGTTTGATTTTCTTCTCCCAGGAAATGTGACCAATATGTATGATGGAACTGAAAATTATACTATGGAAACAAGAGCTACAGCGCAAGATAATAAGGGGAGATGCCGTTATCTTCAGTGGTTCGTAGAACAAAATCCCGACGTCACATTCTTTTTCGTCTATCCTAAATTTGATAAAGATATTCATGATGATTCTGTGCTTGATTGTACTGTAGAGCGTCGTCACAGACAACCTGCATTTCCCGCAACATCACGGGACATAGTAGTTCCTATCGCAGGAGAAAGAGTTCATTATTGCACATACGAACAATTATTAGCAAATCTAGAGGAATAACATGTATATTACAGGTTACGATCTATTGACAATATTGATGTTGCTTGGGTTGGTAATGATATCAATGTATATTGGGTATCGATATCAGAAAAACAATGTAAAATTTTATGCGCAGGTAGTTGATGAAGTTCTTGATAATTTGAAAGATGATGGTATTATAATCATTAAAGAAGAAAACGGTGAATTGGAAATTTATAGTGGATATAAACATGACCCAAAAACTACACCTTGAAAATATATTTCGTAGCAAAAAAGAGGCAGACGATACTCTTGGCGGTAAATTCATAGATCATGATGCTTATGATATCCTCATAACAGAGGACACGGATGTATATAAAAAGTCCGGTCTTTTTGAGGAGGAGTCCGAGTCTAATTTGTTGCTCAAATTCCGCAAGAACGTGATACCTCAAGAAAAGGTTCGCGCTGCTTATGATGGTTTGAGGCATGGTGCTAGTCTTACAGATAATCGTGGTCTTGCGGCAGGAACAGAGAAACAAGAATATCAACAGTTGATAACAGCACAAGGTTCATCCTCAGGCAAACGTAGATGGGTCACAGAACGTGAATCAGTTTGCCTTTCTTATATGATGAAAGGTTCAGTTAAGGATATCTATGGGGAAGACCAGTTAGAAAGTTTATGGAATAGTGTTAGTCCTAATCCAATCCCAGGAAGAGGCGGTGCTGGTCTTATCGGTGGCGGTTCCATATGGGTTGTTGAAAGGGTTAAAGATTTCGATATCAATGGTTGGTTTGAGTCGACTTTTGATATGGATACTGAGGAACGATATGCAGCTGCTTCATCAATTTTGAATGATAAGATTTCATCTACTACATATGGAAACGGTGTATATTCAGGTACTGCCGGATACATGGATAGATATCCTCGTATTCCATTTTGCCGTGAAACTGCTTGGACTGCTGCTAATAAAGAAAGGTTCAATTCAGGAATACCTATGATGGAAGAATGTTCTAAGGTATTTCAGCGTGAGGTTCCATCACGGTGGCAGGGACAGAAAGATTGTATTGATCAACTATCGGAAGATTGGCGAATAGGGGATACGGTCTACACAACTATCACACTCAATAGGGATTTTCGTACAGCATGCCATCGTGATGCGGGTGACTTATGTGAGCAACCAGAAGATCGAGCAGTTCCTCGTGGATTCAGTAATCTCACTGCTATGACAAATGGAAAAGAGTATGAAGGGTTCTATCTTTGTTTTCCTGAGTACAAAGCAGCTGTTGATATTCGTGATGGCGATTTACTCATGATGGATGCTCATCAAATTCATGCAAACACACCTCTTATATCAGGAGAAGAGGGTATCGAGCGGTGTAGTGTTGTATTATATTTCCGTGAAGCAATGTTAGGTTGTGATTCACTAAAGCATGAGAATATGCGTCGTGATTTTGTATACGACAGGAAAGAGCGTTTAGCAGGTAAGGACGGGCGACCTAAGAATTACAATGGCATAGACCCAGACATATTTTTTTCAGAGGAGTGGAAAGATTGGCAGAGCACATATAATGTATAAAACGTACAAAGGAGTCTATGTACGAGACGGTCTTGCTGTCGATAAGAATATGGTAAGAGATTGTTTCCGACATTATGATAAGTTTGGTAGCAAGCACTCTCTTAAAGATGCTGTTGTCATGGATTGGGGTATGAATATTGGTGGGTTCGGTTACATGATGTTGCGGGAACCCATTAAACAGTATATTGGTATCGAACCGCATCCAGATAATTTTGAGGTTGCCAAGGCGAATCTAGGTCATGACCCGAGAGCAGTTTTAATTCAAGCAGCGGTTACAAACGAACCTGTGGATTCTATAGAACTTCACCTCACAAACTCAAAGCAAAATTATTGTTCAGGAACTATTAATTTAAAGAGCAAAGCTGCTGCCAGTTTACGTCAGACTAAGATAGATGTCCCTACAGAACAAGCAAATGAGTTGATGGAGAAATATAAACCAACTCATTTCAAATGTGATATCGAGGGTGAGGAATATAGAATTTTTGATAGCTGGGACTGGAAGTTTCCTGAATGCGTCAAAGAAATGGCAGTAGAGTTTCACTGGCAGGATAAGGTTTTATCCTATGAAAATGGGTGGAGATCTAAAATCCTTGATAACGACTTTGATCCTGTCTACGAAAATTTGAATTATGTGAAAGGTGATACAGAATTCACTTGGCAAAACTCTCCAGCATCATATAGAAATATTTGGGGAATAGACTGCTTTTATGAGAAGCGCATTGACTAAGTATCTGCACCCAGACAATCGTGATAAACCATATGTGGATTGGCGTCTACCTGAAAATAGAATAGAGATGTGTCTTCGGTCATATGGTTGGCGAATGAAGCATCGTGATGTAGACCATCATACTTACAATGAAGCATACATGAATCAAGGTTCTATGAGTGATGAGCAGAGGATCTATTTTTCTATGCTGTTTGGTATAACTTATCAATCATCAATGGCGTGGGTGATTTGGTCGCATTTTCCTGATATCGAAAAGATAAACTGGAAAACTCTCGAAGACTGGAATAATGAAAATTATGCTCGACAACATTTTTCAAAAGACACAAAATACAACAAAGGCAAGTTTATTCCTATCCTAAAAGATATTCATGAAAAGGTTCTAGAAAAGCATGGAACCCTCAGATCATGGATTAACACGTTTCAGGATTTCGACCATGCGCTCAAAGAGGTTATGACAATTTATAGGATAGGACGTATGTCTGGTTGGTTAACAACTCAGGCATTTTATGAGCAATGTGCTGGAATGAGTCATATTGTACCGAAAAATATGTTAGCAACTGATCCGTCAAATTGGTCAGTAAGATCAGGACTGGTTTACATTTATAACAAACCGGAATTGATGGATTTGGATAGCAAAAAGAAATACAGCAGTGATGACCTAAAATGGATTGAAAGTCGTGAGCAGGAATTCATAGAGTCTTGCGCTGAATTTGTATTGCCCACTGATATGTCTAGTCCATTCACATTAGAAACGCATCTGTGTCAGTATAAGAAAATGATTGCGACTGGCGGCGACGCTCCGGGAACCCCAACTCAGGATGCGTACACTCGTTGGTATAAGTTAAAACAAGCATGGTCAGAGCTTGAGTGGGATTTTTATGAGGATGTATCAAAATATTCTGCACCTTGCGTAAGGAAAACATTTCAGAATAAGATTCTTATGAAGACAGGCGCAATGACAGGTCAAATGATTAATATGCATGAGGACAATGAGGATTTGCCTGATATGTATAAAGAGTTCGGTGTAAATCAGTCATGGCTTACTGACTTCAATAATTTTGGGAGAATAGAAATAAAGAATAATTTTAATAATTATGTTGAAAATCAAGGAAAATCGATTTACGATTTTATTCACTAAGACCCGAGACCTACTCACTCCGATCAAGGATTGTCTCGTTAATAAACTGACATAAAGGAGAATGAAATGAATGCAGTTAAAAATAGAAAGATTCGTATAGCGGTTGTTGGAGTTGGCAATTGCTCATCTGCCCTTTTACAAGGCATTAATTATTATCGCCATCGAAACCAAAAGGATGTCCCAGGAGTCATGTATCCAAATATAGGTGGGTACGACGCTGACGAGATAGAAGTTGTTGCGGCATTTGATGTGGATAAGAGAAAAGTTGGTAGTCCCATCAGTGAAGCAATATTCAGTGATCCCAATAACACCCCAACATTTCATACTGATATTGATGATGACACAGTAGTGGAAATGGGTATGCCTCTTGATGGTGTTGCCTCGCATATGGCAGATTACCATGAGGATGTAAATTTTAAAGTATCTGATGAACCTCATGCTGATATTACAAGGATATTGAAAGACCGAGAGGTGGATATCGTTGTTAATTATCTTCCCGTTGGGTCCCAGAAAGCAACTGAATTTTATGTCAATGCTGCTATTCAAGCAGACGTTGCATTTTTGAATTGCATTCCGGTTTTCATCGCTTCTAATCCGATTTGGGAGAAACGATTTGTTGATGCGGGATTACCTATAGTTGGTGATGATATGAAATCACAGTTTGGTGCTTCAATATTGTCTCAGGTTTTACAGGAAACTTTATTCAATCGAGGACACAGCGTGGAGTTCCATCAGCAGTTGAATGTGGGAGGAAACAGTGACTTTGCTAATATGATGGACCAGTCTCGTTTAGCATCAAAGAAAACATCCAAGGAAAATGTAATACGCAGTCAGAATGATATTCGCGGTATTCCTGTTCCTAAAGACGGTATCTATGCTGGACCGTCTTCGTTTATTCCTTATTTGAAAGACAACAAGGTTGCTTACATTAAAGTGTTAGCGCATGGATTTGGTGGTGCCGAAGTTGAAATTGATTGTAAGTTGTCGGTACAGGATAGTCCTAATTCGGCAGGAGTCGTTATCGACGCTATTCGGTTCTTGAAAGTTGCCCGTGAAATGGGTATTGTTGGATCCCTTCGTGGACCATCAGCTTGGACTCAAAAAACTCCACCGGAACAGATGACCATTGAAGATGCTAAGTTAGAGTGTGACGCTCTTGCTGATCGTTCATTTACAAACCTGACGGAGACTCAACGTGCTGTATAACATGAGAGATTGGTCGCAACCTTATAATGTAAAATTAGGTGAAGGTCGCTTATTTGGTAAGTCTAAAAAACTTAAGATCAATACATTTGATTATGATGGCGTCATCAATTTGGGTCATGGATATACTGGAGTCAAACCTTGCGAAAAGGATATCATAGTCACAGGCAAACCTATCAGCGAGTACACTGAGCTTCGCACGAAACTTGATAGCATGGACATAAATAACCATGTGATTATGAATCCTATTTCTCGTAGCAGTGCTGAATATGGTCGAGAAGCGAGTGGGAAATGGAAGGCAAAAGTTCTGACGCTGCTTAAAGAGTGTTATGATATCGGAATTCATTTTGAGGATGATCCGATACAGATTGAGGAAATTCGCCAAAGGCACTCGGATATAGAAATTGTCTATCTTAGACATGGATTGGTGGAGAGATGAAGTTTACGTTCGCACAAAGACCTGAAGGTTTCGATGAGCATATTGATCTATCAATCCGCAGGTATTCTGACCTGTGGAATGACGTTATTAAGATATCCGAGTATTTCATAGAGGATGATACTTGGGTCTATGATATAGGTTGTTCAACTGGTAAATTGATAAGCGCGATGGTAGAGCGGAACACTTGGGTTCAAGATGTAAAATGGGAGGGAATAGAAATTGAAGAAGATTTCTTTGGTTATCCTGGTTTGGATCAACTCGAAGATGAATTTCGTCAAAAAGAAAAATCTGTGTATTTCAGGAATCGTGATGTCCGTGAGACCATATTTTTTGAAAACACCTCATTTGTGACATCTATTTTCACATTACAGTTTATGCCTAGAGCTGATAGACTCGAAACGGTAAAAAGGATATACAAGGCATTAAACAAGGGTGGTGGGTTTGTTTTTGCTGAAAAGACTATGTCTCCTCATAGTATGATTCATGATATCCGAACCTTCACCTATTATGATTTCAAGCGTGAAAACTTTGATTATGAAGATATTATGACCAAAGAGCAGGAACTGAGGCACATGCAGAAACCCGATACACGCAATGACCTGATTGATATGTGCAAGGATGCTGGGTTCGAGCAGATAGACTCGTTTTGGCAGAATCATTCTTTTACGGGATTCATTGCGATTAAGCCTTGACAATTGAGGCTTTATGAGGTACAATAAGTCATAATGGAAAAAAGGAACACGTTATGATGAATTGTAATTGGATAGTTCGGAATCTTCTGATCAAAAAGAAAATGTTGAAAGAAGCAGGGATTGATGTAGTCCCGCTCGACAACGAAAAGAAAGTCAATGATGCCTTCAAAGCGTCAGGTTTGGTTTTCCCAAAATCAAACAATCGTGGGGTTGCGTAATGGTAATGTCTAACGAAATTTCATTCGTGCATCCAGATGTGTCAGAAGAGGATAGAAAGCTGTTAGGTTTCGATACAGGCGATGAGCATACCATCGGAACCGCTGTCAATTCGACAACTGGTGATTGGATGATGTGCCACTTGATGCACTTCGTTGGATTGTTCCCCAGTGTCTCGGCAGCACGTAAAAATGGATGGAATAAACCAATTCCAGCTGGGATGTCAGAATTTACGGTCGGCAAGCGCAAAAAGAAAATTTGGATTCTCAATGTCCATCCGGATGACATCGATAAAATAATTGATTAATGTGTAAAATAAGCCTTGACAATTGGGCATTATTACGGTACAATTAATCATAATTGAGAGAGAGAACGATGACAACCACCACTCCTAATCTTGACAAGCTGACGAATCTTCTAGCAACCGAAAATATCACGGTTGAACACCGCAAGGTTCCTACAGCTTCATTTGACGTAAAATCTCGAATCCTCACTCTTCCTTTGTGGAAAGAAATGAGTAAGGAATTATATCACCTCTTGATCCTCCATGAGGTTGGTCATGCTTTATATACTCCCGAGGAAGACTGGGTTGATGCAGTCAAGGACAGCAAGAAACTCAAAGGATATGTGAACGTTGTAGAAGATGCTCGTATCGAGCGGAATATGAAAAACAAATATCCTGGGTCACGTCGGGATTTCACGGTTGGATATAAAGAAATCTATGACCGAGACATTTTTGGTGTTAAATATAAACCAACCGAAAAAATGAATTTTATCGACCGTGTAAATCTATATTTCAAATTAGGTTCCTCTATGGATGTCACGTTTTCATCTGAGGAAATGAAATATGTGGAACGTGTAGAGTCTACCACAACTTTTGATGATGTCGTTCTTCTTTCAGAAGAAATGCTTGCTTATGCAAAAGAAACTGCTGAAACTGATGAAGATCACGATTTCGGTGAAATGAGTGATGAGTTCGGTGATTGGGATGAAGATGGCGACTTCGAGGAGAGTGGTGACAATGGTAACATAGCGGATTCCAAATCCGAAGACGAGGGTTCGACTCCTTCCTCTCCTGCCAACTCAGAAAAAACTGATGAAGAAACTGATGATGAAGAAACTGATGGCGAAGGTGAAGGTGATTTTGATGCCAGCGGTGAATATGACGATGATGACGGTGAAAATGATTCAGGTGGTCGCAATGGCGGTGATGACTGGAACGATAAAGTAACTGCCACGACTGATGAAAATCTAGAAAAAAATATGATTGATCAGTTAGTCGACGAGTCTGCTATTCCTACGACTTATGTCGAGCTCAAGAGGTTGTATGATTATAAAAAACATATAATTCCTTACAAATTAATTCAGGATACTATTCGTATTTTCCGTGCCGACATGAGAAAGGGTCTTATCTATCCAGAGGATCCTTCTTTACCTGAGCGTGTAAAAGAGTGGGATGCAAATACTGAAACTCGATATTCCGAGTTTGTCTCTGCCAATAAGAAAAATGTCCTGTATCTTGTAAAAGAGTTTGAGATGAAAAAAGCAGCTGATCAGTATAGCAGATCCCGTGACGCAAAAACTGGTGTTATTGATCCTACTAAGTTACATTCCTACAAATACAGTGAAACCATTTTCAAACGCATTTCGGTTCTTCCTGACGCTAAAAACCATGGATTGGTCATGTTAGTCGATTTCTCTGGTTCAATGGCAGAAAATATGAAAGGAACAATCGAGCAATTGGTAAATCTTGTTATGTTTTGTCGGAGGGTCAATATCCCCCATCGTGTTTATGGATTTATCGATAATATCAGGACCGAAGATTATTATGAAGGATTGAAGGAAGTATTTTCATCTTATAAAATGAAAAAAGATGGGTTGTTGGATAGAAGTAACTGCTGCCTCATGGAATTATACACTGAGAAGATGAATAATTCAGATTTTGTTGAAATGACCAAATACCTGCTAGATTTTGGTAGCGAATGTCATTATCACTATGGTGGTAGATACACTCGTGGATGGTACACCCAAGAAAATAGAGGTCTGACAGCTTGGAGGTCAACTGTTCTTTCTCTTGGTGGAACCCCATTAAATCAATCTTTGGTTTATTGTAGAGATCTGATTAATGATTTCCGGAAAGAAACCAATTCCCAGATAGTAAATTTCGTTTGTTTGACCGACGGTGAATCCAATGGTTTCTCGTATGATAGGGATCATCTAATAGCAGCTGGTCATTATGATGATACTGGTAACCTAGTTGGTTCTCGTCACTTGATAATCCGTGATCCTATCACAAAATTGACCAACAAGGAAGAATATAGGAATAATCGGCATGGGCAAACTGAATATATGCTGAATGTCATTCGGAAATCGTGTGATGTTAATATCATCAACTTTTACATTACTCCAGAACGTGGTTATCCTTATAACCTTATTAAAATGATAGGAGAATCTCGCGCAAATGCTGGTAAAAATCCTTGGATTGATGATGATGAAGTCAAAGAAATCAGGAAATTATGGAGAAAACAAAAGCATATGAGTGTTCCCAACACGGCAGGATTCGATGAGGTTCACGTGATTATGGGTGGTGACGCATTAGAAACTGAGGCAACCAGTTTAGACGATATCCCAGTTGGTGAAACCAAAGGTAAAATGGCGCGTGCTTTCATTAAGGCGAACAGCAAGCGCAAAACCAGTCGTGTTATCCTGAGTAAATTTATTGATAAAATAGCTGCTTGAGGTAAAATAAGCCTTGACAATTGAGCGTTTTTTAGGTACAATGTATATATTGAATGATAATGAGAGAGAGTGATAATGACCACAATTAATGAATCAACCAAAGCGAACTTTGTTTCTGATTTGCTCAATCGTCACGGCAATATCGTGACCAACAAGCAGGTCGAAGACCTTCGAAATGAATATGGAATATCACCACCTTGGTGGTTCTTTCGTGAGTATGCCGTGAAAGAAAGTCGCGGCAAATATGCTGTGAATCCATCTGAGGCATTGCTCATGAATAATGGTGCCACACCAGCAACTGAAGTTGATATGGCAGCTGCACAAATTGTTCCGTTGACTCGACGGTCTGCACCTGAGGCAGTCAAATTTGACCCTAATGCAGTTTCCGAATATGAATATGCTGTCGTTCCTGATCGGGATCGGAGTTATGTTCCTTTCGGTGATTTTAAAGATGTCGAGAGCATCATAAAATCCTGCCAGTTTTTTCCTGTATTCATTTCCGGTCTATCCGGTAATGGTAAGACCTTTATGGTTGAACAGGCATGCTCACGAGCAAAGCGTCCGATGGTTCGGGTGCAGATGTCTCGCGAAACTGACGAAGATGATTTAATCGGTGGTTTCCGGTTGATCGATGGCGAAACTCGTTTTATGAAAGGTCCGATCCTTCGGGCAATGGAACTTGGTGCTGTCCTTCTTATCGACGAAGCTGACCGAGCAGATCCCGGCAAAGTTATGTGCTTGCAGGGTGTTCTCGAAGGAAAGCCTTACTATGTTAAGAAAACTGGTGAGGTGGTTAAACCTGAGACTGGGTTCAACGTGATTGTGACTGCGAATACCAAGGGTAAAGGTTCAGACGATGGTCGGTATGTTGCCGCCACTATTCTGGATGATGCTTGGTTAGAGCGGTTCCCTATCACGATTGAGCAGAATTTCCCCTCTGATGCAGTAGAGAAGAAGATCCTTCGGGGTCATGGGTTAGATGAGGATTTCATCACCCATCTCGTTGCTTGGTCTGCTGTTATACGGAAAACTTTTATGGAAGGTGCTATTGACGAGTTGGTTTCAACCAGACGGTTGGTTCATATCGCCAAGACCTATGCCCTTTTCAATAACCGGATGAGAGCAATTGAACTTTGCATCAATCGGTTCGACGAGGAAACTAAGTTAGCATTCCTCGAATTATATGCCAAGGTCGACCCGACCGTGGTGCCCGAGACTCCAGTCGACGAAGAGGCAGTTGAACAAGAAATGTACAACCCTCTTCGTCCCGACTCGAGTAGCTCAGATTAATCTGAGTTGTGTTAGATCTGACAGAAAGGAGTCATTATGACTAAGACAGATCGTGTGTTGAGCGTACTGATGGAAGGTCAGGAAATTACCGCAAAGCAGATTTCTTCTCGCTTTGGTGCTGGTAATCCTTATGAGATTGTCCGTCAATTGCGCTTGAAAGGCTTTGCCGTTTATTCGAATCCTCGGACGAACAGCAAAGGTGAGACGAAGAATTTCTTCCGTCTCGGCACTCCCAGTCGTGCAGTGGTTGCTGCTGGGTATCGTGCGCTAGGTGCCTCCGCTTAAGAGCAAGGCATTTTTATCTCTCCTCTCTTGGGAAGTCGGGGACTTCGGTCCCCGACAACCCATATAAATAGAAGAGTGATTGATGTGTATAAAATGGAGGGATTATGTCAGTAGATATTACGGTTTCAGTAGAAGAACTCAGAAAAAGAAAAATATTTGTAGCAACGCCAATGTATGGTGGCATGTGTCTGGGTCAGTATTGTAAGTCCACAGCGGACCTTGCTATGCTGGCAGCAAATTACCAGATGACAATTTCATTCTTTTATCTTTACAACGAGAGTCTCATTACACGAGCAAGGAATTATCTTGTCGATGAATTTCTGCGTAGCGAATGCACGCATATGATGTTCATCGATGCGGATATTGGGTTTGATCCTAACGATGTGGTCGCCCTGTCCGTTATAGCGGAAGAGGGTTCAGATAAAGAAATCGTATGCGGACCCTATCCTAAAAAATGTATATCATGGGAAAAAATTAAACGAGCAGTCGATAAGGGATTTGCTGATAAAAATCCAAATGATCTGGACAAATATGTGGGCGATTATGTGTTCAACCCTGTAAAGGGTGATGCTGAGATCAGGTTAGATGAACCTGTAGAAGTTTTAGAGGGTGGAACTGGTTTCATGATGGTTCAGCGTTCTGCCTTTGAAAAGTATGCTGAGGCATATCCGGAATACAGCTACAAACCAGATCACGCAAGGACGAAGCATTTCGATGGGTCGCGTGAAATTATAGCGTATTTTGATTGTATTATCGATCCTGAGACGAAACGCTATTTGTCTGAGGATTATATGTTCTGTCAGCAAGCAAGAAAAGCAGGTATCAAAGTATGGTTATGCCCATGGATGAAACTTGAGCATACAGGCACTATGGTATTTGGTGGCAGTTTAACGGATCTTGCGCAGATAGGTGCGTCTGCTACGGTAGATCCAAAAGCGATAGGAAAACCGCACCTTGGTCAATAGGAGACTACATTATGAAGATATCTGAGACAACAGTTGAGGTGTTAAAGAATTTCGCCGCAATTAATATGTCCCTACAGTTTAAGGAAGGGACGAGTCTGCGAACAGTATCTCCCCAGAAAAGTGTGCTTGCTGAAGCGACTATTTCTGAGGATATTCCTCGCGGGTTTGCTATATTCGACCTGAATCAATTTTTATCCACATTTCAGGCATTCCAAGACCCCGATATTGGGTTCGATGAAAAGCAGATAACTGTGACGAATGGGTCAGGTGGCAAGGCATATATCAGTTATGCTGATGTGGGAAATATTATCACCCCACCTGATAAGGAACTATCCATTCCATCTACTGACGTGAAAATCATGATTAAGAGCGATGCTATGAGTAATGCTCTGAAAATGGCAGGTATCCTCGAACTGCCTGAGGTTGCTCTCGTCGGTAAAGGTTCTGCCGTATATCTTACAGCACTTGACTCAAAGAATATGGGGTCAAATAAGTTTGAAACTCCGGTCGGTGAAACCCAAGATGAATTTCGCCTGATATTCAAGGTCGATAACCTCAAGCTGTTGCCGAGGGATTATGACGTTGAAGTGTCTTCAAAGGGTATTTCTCGTTGGGATGCTATAGGTGTTCCGAAGGTTCGTTATTTCATAGCGACTGAAACAAGCTCTTCATTCGGAGGGTAGTATGAACACACGTAGGAAGGAAGCTGAAGCTGTTTTATGGCGTAGAACTGCTTCAGATCTGAGGGTAATGAGTATCATCACAGGTCTTTATGAAATTGTTAAAAACCCATGCAAATCATGCAAAATGTTAAAACCACTCTCCTCATTCTACCTAAGAAGCGCATCGCTGCGGAAACATGATAATGATGTGGAAGCAGTATGTGTCTCTTGTTGGGATGAGCGGGTAAAGAATAGGGCAGCTGGGGCGTATAGTTTGCTGCGTGTCAGATGACGTACGAATTATCACCTTGGTCTAATAAGGCTTATTTCAAAGACAAATCTGGATTTGTGGTTTCTGCTACAGGTAAATTAGCACCCATTGTGGTAAATGGCATTTGCAAAAGGAAGCATGATACTAAAAATGCTAATGGTCATCCCACGTGGATTAATGTTTCAGAATCTGAAGTTAATCTCATTGAGGCAGCAGCAAATAAGACTGTTGCAAGATCTTATCATCTGAAGCATCAGGAAGTTCGTTATGAGATTGAAAAGAAAAGCAGCATATATGTTGGATATTGTTAAATGCCAAAATTAATTGCAATATGCGGTGTTCCTGGGACTGGTAAAACTACGCTCATGCGGAAGTGGATGGAACCTCGGCATTGGAGACCGATGAAGGAAGGACTTGTTGATTGCAATCTTTCTGATGATCATCCCTCTGGACAAGGGCTTTGTGTGTTTGGTCGCTATGAGGAAGGCGAGATATATGCTGGCACTGATAAACTCAGTATGGCAGTCATGCCGTCAGCTATAGATTATCTGGAAAATAAGAGAGCAACTGACGGTGTCATGATTTTTGAGGGTGATCGCCTGACTTCTAGTAAATTTTTCAATGCTGCTCTCCAATTAGGGTACAAAGTTCATATAATTATATTAGAGACATCACTTGAGATTCGAAATGCGAGGTATGGTGAACGAATGTCTACTCAAAATCAGAAGTTCATTCAGGGTCGTATCACGAAGATTAAGAATATCAATGAGGAATTCGGATCTAGTTTGTTTGACGATGGCATTGTAAAAAAGTTTCAGCATCACACAGAGGAAGATATGGATACAGTCATACAGCACATAGAGGATTTAGTCTATGATGACTGGATACAACCTGATGCTGATAAGACTTATCATCCAATGGGGTTCTAACATGAAAATTGATTGCCATATTCGTGGTAAAATGGGAGTTCAATGTCTTCAGGCATTCACTGCGCTTGCTGGTGTGTATGAGGGTGAGGAACCACGTTTGGTCGTGAATACAGGTGGTGTCGACTATGATACCAGCAAAAAGATTGACCAGCTATATGAGCTGAGTATCCCTGTTGAGGAACAGACAG